CAACATTAACACTTTATAACACTGATGATCCTAATGAATATATTGAATTTACAAGTCAGTTAGCACCAGATGAAAGTATGATTAGTAATCCTATTCAGAAAGTCGGAGCAGTACAGACATACGTAAGAAGATACTTATATCTATTAGCACTTGATATTATTGAAAGTGATACAGTTGATGCAGTCAATGACAATGGTGAACCAGTAAAAAGAACTAAATCGCGTAAACCAGTTACTGAAGAAGAAAGAACTGAAATAAAAAAAGAATTAATTAATTCCGATGGATCTTTAAGTAAGACACAAGAAAAGGCATTGATGAATGGTTTAAGAAAATTAAGAAATCGTTTTTTTGATGCAAAAACTGAAAAAATTACCAATCCTGAACTAGAAGCAAAATACAGTAAGTTTATTAAATCATCATTAAAGAAAATAAAGAGCGGTAAGTTAACTAAGACTGAAGCAGAAGACTTATTAATTGAAATTGGTAAAAAGATTGCTGAATAATCAAATTAACGAATATTCGTAAACACAGGAGGAATTATTATGTATTTAAACGTTTTATCTTTTAAGAATGGAAAAACATTATCATTTCAAACAATTGAACCTTTTACACCAAAACAAGTGAATCAAGGATGGACAGAAGTAAAAGATGCTAAAGAAAAACAAACAGTATATTTTGATGCATTTGAACTAGTAACTATTGCTACTGCAAAAGTAGCAAAATAAATAAAAGAAGGAGAAAAACATGGCTAATTTTAAAATTGTAGATAATCACGTAGAGCTAACTACTTTACCTAAAAGCAACAAAAAACTAACTGCAACTAGATTTGCAACTGTCTTAGGATTAAACGAGTATGCAACGCCATTTGAAGCGTGGTGTGCAATCACTAAGACATGGGAAAAGCCTTTTGAAGATAGTATCTATACTATTGCTGGTAAAACTATTGAGCCTAAGATCTGTGAATATTTAAGAAGTCGCTATTTTATGGATATTAAAAGTCCTACAGATGTTTATGGTGCTGATTATTTTAGAAAAACATGGGGCGATTTTTTTCCAGATGAAGATGTTTTTGGAGGCATGTGGGATTTTAAAGGCGATGACTTTGTAGTAGAAGTAAAAACCACTAAAAATGTAGAAAAATGGAAAGGCAAGGATGGAAAAACTGAACCTCCTATTTACTATAAATTACAGGCTTGTCTGTATGCATATTTATTAGGATTTGAAGATGTAGTAATGACTTGCAGTTTTTTAACACCTAGTGATTATGAAGATCCTGATGCTTTTGTACCAACAGCAGACAACACTGTAGTGATTGAATTTAATTTACATGAAGCATTCCCAACATTTGAAGAAACATATATTAATCCAGCGCTTGAATTTTGGAATAAGCACGTATTAACAGGTATTTCACCTGATTTCGATGAAAAGGAAGATGCTGATATCCTAAAGGAATTAAGAAAGAATACAGTTGATTTAAGCAGTGATAAGGATTTAACAAAAATGTTAAATGAAGCAGATAGATTAAGATCTCAAATCAGTAAGGCAGAATTAAAACTAAAGCCTAAAAAAGAAAGACTTAAGACTATTGAAGATGCAGTAAAAGTAGTACTCAAAGATAGATTTAGAGAAACTGATAATAAAGTAGAAGTAACTGGAAAGAGTTACAACTGGTCTCTTACTAAATCAGTAAAAGAAACTGTAGACAAAAAAGCTGTTAAAGAATTACCTGATAGTGATAAATATTTTAAACTATCAACAACTTACACACTTAGAACTACAGAAATTAAAAAAGATGAAGAATAAAGGAGATTTATAATAATGGCAAAAATGAAGATTGAAAAAGGTTTTTCATTATTACCTGAAGGAAGATACACATTTAAAGTTGTAGATTGTAATGATGGATATGAAAAGTATGATACAGTGTCATATACTTTACAAGCATCCAATGGGCAGAAAGTTTTTAAAAATTTCAATTTTGTAAATTCTGATGGTGAAGTAAATACTATCAGTACTTATTATTGGTCTAAATTCGCTCGTGCATGTCTGAATAACATTGATGCGGATGATGAACCGGAAATTGAATTTAATGAATTAGTAAACTGCTATGTAAGTGTAGAAGTCAAGCATGTTAAATATACAGCAAAAAGTGGTAAATACGCAGGCGAAGAACGCACAAAAGTAGAAACAATTGATAAGACTTTTGAACCTGCTACCGGTTTTGAAAATGCAGAAGATACATCAGAAGGTGATTCTAATGAAGATCTAGAAGATGAATTAGATGATTTAGATAATGATTTTAATGAAGATGATCTTAATTTCTAAAAATGGCTAAAGAAAAGAAATTACAAGATAAATGTATATCTTATCTGAAAGCTAATAAAATCTATTATCTGAATTTGTATGGCGATGGTCATTCTGGTAAAGGAAAACCAGATATCATTGCATGTATCAATGGTATGTTTGTAGCATTTGAATTAAAAGTAGATGCAAATAATATGCAATCAGATCAGAAGATACACAAATTAAGAATTGAACGTTCTGGGGGGTTACATTATACCCCTAGAACATTATCGGAATTTATAAAAATTGTAAAGGATTTAAAATCATGAATATCGCATATTACATTGTATATGATGAATTTGATATGCCTGTAATAGTAGGTACTGCTAAAGAGTGTGCAGAATGTATAGGTATGACTGAAGCATCATTTAGATGCGCATTTACAAGACTACACTCTAAAAAGTACGCTGATATGCATCCTAAAGAAGCGAATAAACGTAGACAATATTATATTTACAAAGTTGAGGAGTAAAAATTATGAATAAGTGTGAAATATTCAGGGATAGTATGCAGAACTATAAGAGATATGCAATCCCTAAGGCGCAGCTAATTATTGCTGATGTACCTTACAATGTCGGTAATAATTTCTATGGATCTAATCCAATGTGGTATAAGGGGGGGGACAATAAAAATGGTGAGTCTAAACTCGCTGGAAAGTCAGCATTTAATAGTGATTTCAATTTTAACTTATATGAGTACTTTCATTTCTGTTCGAGAATGCTCAAGAAAGAAGATCACAAAAAACAGAAGCGTGGAAGAAGTTCAGACAGTCCATGCATGATTGTATTCTGCTCATTTGAGCAGATGCCTACACTTATAGATGCAGGAAATAAGCATGGATTTATTAATTATATTCCTTTAGTATTTATCAAGAATTACAGCCCTCAAGTGTTGAAGGCAAACATGAGAGTAGTTGGAGCGACTGAATACGCACTAGTCATGTACAGAGGAAAATTACCAAAGTTTAGAAACGGTGTACAGACTGCCCCAGAAACAGGGAAAAATATCAGAGGAACAGGAAGAATGATATTCAATTGGTTCAAGTGGGAGAAGGATGGGAAGGATATTCCTAAAATTCATCCAGCGCAGAAGCCCGTCAATGTAATCAAGCAGTTAGTAGAAATCTTTACCGATGAAGGTGATGTAGTTATTGATCCTTGCTGTGGCAGTGGATCCACGCTTAGAGCATGCGCAGAGATGAACAGAAAAGTATATGGTTTCGAAATTGATAGAAACTTTTATACACGTGCTAGAAATGAAATGCTAAAGGATTATTTAACAGAATAGGAGGATGTGAATGTGGGAAGCTTTGTTTTATACATTGAAGGAAAACGAACAAATAAAATTGGATCAATAGAGCGTTTAAGTGAATATGTTGATGCTACATCAATTGCATTGAAACACAGATGGAACAGAGTTAGTCATTATAAAAAAGTATATTCAAAAGAAATACCAATAAAAATTGGCAGTAAATTTGATGATGAAAGATATATGTTACATCTATTTGTGAATCGTCCTGAATATTCTAACCATCCAAGAAATTATAACAGACATAACAAATTGTATATTGTTTATGATAACAATGATAATGTCATTATCCTAGGAACTGCTGAAGAATGCGCCAATAAATTGCAAATTACATTAAATACTTTCTACAGTAAAGTGTGCAATGAAAAGAGTGCTAAATATAATCGTAGACGTCCACATGTAGAACTAAGAAAATACAGAGTGTTTCTGGTAGGTGATGAATAATGAAAATATCGGTTGAAACAATTATAAACAACAATAACAGTTATCTGTTAGATGATCTTTATTTGTTAACGTATGATATCACCTGTGCTAAAAATAAACAAAAGTGTTGTGACTGTCCGTTTAGAAATAAAGAAAGTATTTTAGATTGGTTAATGAAAGAGGAGTAGAAAAATATGGAAAACAAAACAGTAATTATTAATCTAGTCGATGGATCTAGATATGTTATTAAAGGTTTGAGCGAGGATATATACATTAGACTAAAAAATAATCTGTATGGTGGGTATAACTACGGTATT